TCTGTAACCATCATTCCATTAATCAGAGGTGTTCGTATTCCATAAAGGTAAGCACCTGTAAGATTTACACTATCTCCCTCTCGTAAAAAGAAGTGGGAGACTTGTTTATAGGCTGTACCACGTTTAATTTGTAAGAACGCGATATCAAGGTCTCCTTCAGGAAGATACCATGAAATATGTTTTGGTGTAAACGACATGGTAGTTCGAGTACATGTATGGAGCTCGTAGTTCATCTCACAATTGTGCTCCTGAGCTGCTGCCAATAATTGTTGATAACGCAAATAACTATGTTTTTGGGTCATAAATACGTTTCCCCCGACAGCAACTATAGTAGCCACTTGTGACATAACGAGCTTACGATCATTTCTTATGCAAAACATGCTGAGCCGACAAAAGTGTGACCGTAATGAATTTTCTATCATTATATTTTGGTCATCATATGCTTGGGCTCCGACAATTCGTGGTGCACGTGTAATTTTTGGTTTCGAATACGTTGGCGTATTTTCACTAGTTTGTGCTACCTTTTCTGCTGCTCGCTTAAGGATAGGTTTTGCATATGTTGGAGTATTCTCACTTGTTTCAGCAACAACATTCTGTCGTCGAACCAGTCGTGGCGCACTATAAGTAGGTGCATTTTCACTGGTCTCACTCTCAAAGATAGAATCTTCACCAAAATCAGTAGCACTCGGAAATTTTGTTTTGATAAATGAGTACATTACCGCAGTGAATTCTACGAGCACGAAAGATGTAATGGCTATAGTTAAAATACCGCGATCAGATGCAATAATTGATTTCACATATTCGTATGCGCTAGAAATAGCGTTTCGAACTCTTTCATAAACCCTACGCGACGTTGAAACAGGCGCAGGTTCAGATATTGGTGGATCAACGAGATCGTAAATATTAATCTCTTCATCATACAATGACATTCGCGGTAAACAAACATGTGGAGATAAAAATCTCTGGCTCAACTTTTCTCGCTCTTCAGGAGACTTACCTTGAACCATAAAATAATCACACAAACGATCATAACACGTACATAAGGTTACTGGTGAATTTTCTACAACAGTAGTTGTTGTGGTAGGACGCCCTCGAATGAAGTCAAACATCTCACCACGAAAAGCACGGTTATTAAGAGCTTCTTCACGACGCTCTTTTTGTTTCGCAATTGATTCAGGATCAACTTTGGGATCAAATCGAACAATACTCATATGATTAGGATCCATTCCTGGCCCTGGTTGATACAATGGATTCAGACTCACTAAAGGTTTAACTTTGCCACTCTCATCAACGTCGTCGAAACGCTGTTTAAAAAAGTCAAATAGTTTAGATTTAAACGAGTCTTGACTGTTCATATATTTGATCA